TGTCTGGATAAACAACACTAATAATATGCTCGCCACTAATTCTATGATCTTCGATAGGAGAATATGGACACCATCTAGAATAGTTGATAGGTATAGTTCCATCATCATTGAGTTCTCCAAGAGTGAGTAGGTATGGATAAACCATTCTATACCCTGCTACCTTCTCTTCTTTATCTTTAATCTCACCAAACAAACACAGAACACGTTCTGCGGTTGCAAGACTAACGATTCTCATATTATGATTAGTAATCAATTCTTCATTCATTTGTTAGTTCCTTTTTTTCTTGAAGTTTCTTTTCATAAGCATCTTGTAATCCTGGTTCTGGACTACTGATTGTCATAACACAATCATATGGAATCTTAAACTGCCAATCAGGAGAGTAAGGATTCCACTTACTAAACCTTACCTGATATTCCATACCAGATTGTTCAGTAAGATACTGTGGTGTGCTACCATCAAGACTTAAAATGTAAGGTTCTTCCATGAGAAGACAGATACCTTTACGGTCTTTACCTTCTTCATCAAAGATTTCTTTTAATTCTGTAATAACACGATCACCTGTTTTTAAGGTGACAACAGATACAGCCATATTCTAGCACCTAAAATTAAATTTGTCAAAATATATTTCCATACTTTTCATTTCTAGACATAATGTTAAATGAAATAGAAACCTTATGAGTTCCAAAAGACACCACACTATGTGGTAGAGATGATGGAAATATAATCACCTCTCCCTCTACATTATTCTTTGTGTTGTAGTTCATCTCAAACAATTGATGTCCAGATTGGTAAAACACTGTGCCATTTTCTCCTTCTAGATGTAGGAGATATATGCCAGAGAATGTAGACGACGGATGTGTATGTGTCTTATGCCAACACTTACCATCACGATAGACATTATACCACATAGACTGCAGTTTTGATTCCTGTGGTCTATGTACGATATTCAAATTGGGATCCTCCAACATTTCGTTGAATGGATCCCATACTACATTATGATATATTTCCTTCTCCATGTCAAGAAGAATGTTGTTCTCCTCAAAATAGTTTGTTATAGAATCTTGATACTCACCTTTATATGTTATACCAGATTCATTAGCATATATCTGAGGTAATAACTTTTTCTTTAATTGTTCATGGTCTTTAACTTTGGTATAGAACACAAAGTTAGAAGGAAAATTATATAGCATTAAAAATGTTTCTGACGTTTTTGTTTCTCTGGTAGTTCTTTCATCAATGTTATTGTAAGAAGTCCATCTTTAAATTCTACAGATTCAACTTCTACATCATCTGCCAGTTGCCAGTTACGTGTAAAGTTCTTGTGAGATATTCCTTTATGTGAATACTTTTTTTCTTCCTTAGAAGATCTGTCTGCTGAAATCGTTAAAACATTCCTTTCAGTTTCTACAGAAATGTCTGCCCCCGAAAATCCTGCAAGAGCCACCTCCAGTATGGTTCTAGAATTAGATCCATTATAGATGTTGTAAGGAGGATAGTTTGTTCCTGATCCTGCAATAGCTTCAAGTCTGTTGAATGTTTCATCGAGTCCTAATGTGAATGGAGTAAAATGCTCCCATGTATAGTTTACCATTGTGCCCTCCGTAAAGCGACGTATATTAATGTGACCCTTTCGGCATCACAATAATATTTAACCATAATAGCACAAAAAAATCAGGTGTGCAAACCCCAACAAACTCTACGGTTTCTACTCTATGACGTCGTATTCTATTTGAATTATCTTAGATGATCTACCCATGCTATCACGTTTAGATATCTTCTGCATAGTACCGCCTAGTCTAGTAGCAGCATATTCTATATCTTTTATTACTTTTTTTTCTAGATCCTCATATGGATCATAATATCTGTCTACTTTCATTCTTCTATTTCAAAATACCATTTAATAGATTTAATATAATCAAAAGTGCAAGATAGATCAAAGTCACAATTTGTATTATATTTTCTATCACACAAAAAATTTCTCAGTTTCTCAACTGATTCAAATGTTCCTTGATGTCTTTCTCTGTCATCGTATAGGTGATACTTCACGGTTCTTGTTTTTTTCTCCCAATATTATACTTGCTTTCTAGCGTCCATTCGTTTTTTTCTTTAAAACTTAACACTTTGATTTGATTCAGTGGAGCAAGGTCTGCTATCTTATCTTTACTAATACTATTAGTAGTTACTAATCCCCAATCTAATAACAACTGTACGATTCTATTCCTACGTTGAATATCATTCAATGATAAATTAGTATTCTTTCCGTCTAATGCAAATAATTCTTTGAAGTGTACGATATAATACTTACCCTGTTTGTGAAGTATGTGACAGGATTGATATATCTTCTTCTCTTTTCTTGATGCTACACCTATACGTGTTAATGTTTCACGAACTTTTAAAAAATCATCTGGTTCATTCAATGTAACTTCAACCATGTCAGATTGTTTCCATTGAATCTCAAGTTCACCGTTCATGTTTGCCACCTTTGCTTAATGCTTTTTTGATATAATCTAGTTGATCCTTGGTGAGAATTCTGAGTGCTTGGAGTGCCTTATCGTCATTATAACCATAATACTCTTTTACGATCTCAAGATAATCAATAGAATCTTTCTTTGCCCAAGGAGAGAATCTCTTCCTAGGTTTCACACTATTTATATAAAAGTCATACTGCAAACGCTTTGGTAGATGAGGGTTTTTGTTCATCTCATTAGCAAACAACACAGTGTCAGTAAAGGAACTCAGACATCTGTTAATAATATATGTCGGATATTTCTTCTCCGCATCAATGTCATCAACCAATATATTCTTCTTGGATTGATTGATGCTGTATAGGTAGTCTTTCAGTTGGTACATTGTTCCAGTGGCGGATTACTCCGCTAATAATAAAGCAGTTAGTGATAAGATAGCTGACGAATATAACAGTGCGTACCACAACCACGTAATTGTCATATTCTTTTGTTCTGTCGTCTGAGAATGATCCGAGTGCATACTTCCATATCTCCCAAAATTTACTTAGCATTGACACCTACGACTCTAGCGTTAGGGTTTCTGGCAAGTGCAACTTGACGTGCATCTTGATAGTCTTTAGCAATCACTTCTTCTTTGAAGACAGTTCCTGCTTTGTATAGAGTTACTTCACATTTCATAGTTCATTAATACCAATTCTTTTCTGGATGCTTGTTCTTTATTATAGCATCCTGTAGACCTCATTGTGTAAGTGTGTGCAAATTCTGCAACTGTCCACCCATCAAACCTATCTCTAATTAACTGTGATGAGTTATATGATATTAGGATAGGAGATGTAGACTTGTCGCATACAGTTGCAAACTCGTCATGGTTAAATCCTTTATGCATATCTCCTTTTCTACCATACAAATTAGATTTGATTTCATATGGTGGATCTAAGTATATGTAAGTTCCTTCTTCATCAGATAACATATGTTCATATGATAGATTAGTTATCTTCCATTTCTTAATCATCAAAGAATACTCTGGAAGTTTCTCAATACCATTAACTGAGAAATTACTTTCTGATGCTTGTTTAGAAAATGCACTACTCTCTGTCAATCCACTGAAAGAACATTTGTTTACAACATAGAATGATACAGCACGATCAATACTATTTCCTACTGGTTTTGCTAGGTAGTCTTTAGCATCTAAAAATAATTGTTTAGCAGAACCAGGATCTGAATGTCTTTGTTTAAGTTGTATCAATATGTCTCTAAGTTTCTGACCATCTGATTGCAATACTTTCCAAAAATTATACAGTGGTTCATATAGATCATTGACCCATATGTCTATGTGTGGATATCTTTTACCTATCTCTATTGCTACAGAACCACCACCTAGAAATGGTTCACGAAATTCTGTATAGTCTTTTAGATCAGGAATAAACTGGAACAGTTTACTTAATGCTCTAGACTTACCACCAGGATATCTTAGTGGTGTTTTGTATGACTTTAAACTTTTTGTTTTCATTTTCTGAATACTCCAAGTTTAGCAAGGAGATACACTGATAGTACTGTCCAAAATACAACTTCTAATCCAATGTGATTCATGGTTTCTTTCCCTCCCAAATTTGTGCTTCAATTAAATAAGTTCTTGCTCGTTCAATGCCTTCTAGATTATCACCTAGTGCACCTATGCTAGTATTACATACCTTACATAAAAATCCACGTAGTTTTCCTGTTTCATGACAATGATCTAAAACTAATTGTAGATCTGTCCTACCACAACAATCACATGGAGTTCCTAAAGGTTTTGTTTTACCATGTATTTTCTTTAGGTCTCGCTCTACCTTCCTAACAACCTTTCTACATTCGTAACACATACCATGACGATATGTTTTAGTTGCTGTAACAGTTGTTATTTCAAAGGCAGTGTCCTCCTTTTCTTTTTTACATGTTCTGCATATCTTCATTTGAATTCACAACTCATCATGATTTCTGTGAGACATGCTAACAAGTTTACTTCTTGGTCAGGAACAATAGGAATACTGTTCATATACTTTGCAATAATTAAAACTGCCTCTGGTATAGAGGATGGTTTTAATACACCATACAAACTATCATAGATCTTACGCATGACCATGGTAGGATCATTGTCCATATGTTGTACCACCCAGTTCTTTACTGTAGTAAACTCTTTCTTTTTAAGAGATCCTAGTAAAGTATCTAGGTTAACATCAGCAACATCAACAAGAATTGCAGATGTAATAGAACCTGTAGCAGCATAGCGTTGACATTCATTTATAAGTCTTCGCCAATCTGGATAATATCTTTTGATAAGTTTTGCCAAAACTTTATCATCATACTCAACCTTTTCTTTTGTGAGTATACTTCTCAACCTTACAAAGAACTCTCCTTGTAATTGTGTCGATTGCTCAGGTTTGATTCTAAAATCAACAACTGTACATCTAGAATGTAATGGTTCAATAATCTTATTGATAAAATTACATGTGAATATAAAACGACAGTTGTTATGAAACTCTTCTACAGCAGTTCTCAATGACAGTTGTACATCATTAGTAGTGTTATCTGCTTCGTCAATGATAACAACTTTATGTGATGCACCTGATGTCAATGATAC